CAGAGCGATTAATTCGAAAATAAGAGGCGGCGAAGTAGCACACACAGGTGTTGTCCCGTTTCTAAAAGTTTATGAAGCAACTGTAAGAAGTTGTACACAAAATGGTGTACGTGGTGGTAGTGCAACTACACACTTCCCACTTTGGCATTATGAAATTGAAGACATCCTTGTACTAAAAAATAATAAAGGTACAGATGATAATAGAGTACGTAAGTTAGATTATTCTATTCAACTTAACAAATTAATGTATGAAAGGTTATTGTCCGGTGGAGACATAACTCTTTTCTCGCCACATGATGTGCCAGGATTATATGAAGCATTTTATTCAGGCGATAATGATAAGTTTAAAGAACTATATGAAATGTATGAACGTAAAACATCTATTCGTAAAAAGAAAATAGATGCACATGAATTATTTTCATCAGTATTAAAAGAACGTGCAGAAACAGGACGTATCTATATTATGAATGTTGATCACTGTAATACACATAGTTCATTTAAAGATCCTATTTACATGAGTAACTTATGTCAAGAAATTACATTGCCTACTAAACCTATTCAACATATTGATGATGCTGAAGGCGAAATTGCATTATGTATTCTAAGTGCAATTAACGTAGGTGCATTAACATTAAACAAAGAAAATTCAGAACTTGAAGAACTGTGTGATTTGTCCGTTCGAGCATTAGAGGAAATTATTGAGTATCAAGGATATCCTGTAAAAGCCGCTGAGATCAGCACAAAGGCTCGACGCTCATTAGGTATTGGTTATATCGGCCTAGCACATTACCTAGCAAAACACAAAGTCAACTATGCCGATAAAGAAGCATGGAAACTTGTACACGACCTAACTGAAAGTTTCCAGTATTATCTATTAAAAGCAAGTAATAAGTTAGCAGAAGAACGTGGTGCTTGTGAGTACTTCAACCGTACTAAATATTCAGACGGCATTATGCCTATCGACACGTACAAAGAAGAAGTCAACGACATCGTTGGAAAGAAACTTAATCATGATTGGACTACTTTACGCAAGAGCATCAAGCAACACGGGTTACGGCACTCAACATTGTCCGCACAGATGCCTTCGGAGAGCAGTTCCGTTGTGTCGAACGCTACCAACGGAATTGAACCACCTAGAGGTTACTTGTCCGTTAAGAAGAGCAAAAAAGGGCCTCTTAAGCAGATTGTACCACAGTATAGTCAACTAAAGAACTTTTATACCCTACTATGGGACATGAAAGGTAACGAAGGTTACATAAATATCGTCGCTGTAATGCAAAAGTTTTTCGACCAAGCCATTAGTGGTAACTGGTCATATAATCCATTACAGTATGAGAACAACGAAGTGCCTATGAGTATTATGATGAAAGACATGTTAACAACATATAAGATGGGTTGGAAAACAAGTTACTATCAAAACACTTATGACTTTAAAGGTGCTGAAGATGATGCTGACCAATTGGAACAACAAGCGGTTGACAACAAAACAAATGGTGCTATAATTAATGGTACAAACGGTCATACAAATGGCCAAAACGGTAATACGCAGACAGTTGATCAAGATGATGAAATGTGTGATGCGTGTGCGATTTAAGGATTTATGACGAGGAAGAAGGGTAATACTAAAGCGATGACAAAGACAGTTTTTAACCGAGAGAAGATTGATTTTACAAAAGAGCATATGTTCTTTGGAGCAGATCAAAACACACAGAGATATGATGTATTCAAATATCCTGAGTACGATAAACTTAATCAAACAATGCTTGGTTATTTTTGGAGACCAGAGGAAGTTAGTTTACAAAAAGATAGAGGTGACTATCAGCAACTTCGTGATGAACAAAAGCATATCTTTACAAGTAATTTAAAATATCAAACACTACTTGATAGTGTACAAGGACGTGGACCATGTCTAAGTTTTTTACCTTACTGTTCAAATCCAGAACTAGAAGGTTGTATTATTGCTTGGGACTTTTTTGAAACAATTCATTCACGTTCATATACACACATTGTAAAAAATGTATATGCTAATCCTAGTGAAGTGTTTGATACTATTCTTGATGATGAAAAGATTATTGAACGTGCAATTAGTGTTACAAAATACTATGACGAGTTTAATGACATTGCAAACAATTACTTTAATAAAAACAAAGGTACTATGTATGATGTTAAGAAAGCATTATACAAAGCAATGATGACTGTAAACATTTTAGAAGGTTTACGTTTTTATGTTTCATTTGCATGTACGTTTGCATTTGGTGAATTAAAAATGATGGAAGGTAGTGCTAAGATTATTAGTCTTATTGCAAGAGATGAAGCAACACACCTTAACCTAAGTACACACATTCTTAAACATTGGGCCAAAGGTGACGATGATCCAGACATGGCTAAAATCGCAGAAGAACTTAAAGATGAAGTTTATGACCTGTGGCGTGAATGTGTTGCAGAAGAAAAGAATTGGGCGGACTACTTATTCAAAGACGGAAGTATGATTGGACTTAATGCTAATCTTCTTCATGCTTATGTTGAGTTTATTGCTAACAAAAGATTGAAAGCACTAGGACTTGATATGTTATATGATCGTCCATTAAACACTAATCCGCTACCGTGGACACAACATTGGTTGTCAAGTGCAGGACTACAAGTTGCCCCACAAGAAACAGAAGTTGAAAGTTATATCGTTGGCGGTGTTAAACAAGACATTAACAAAGATACATTTAAGGACTTCAAACTATGATCGAAATATTCGGAAAGCCAAGTTGCCCGTATTGTGTTAAAGCAGTAAATCTGTGCAAGACAAGACAACTTGAACATACATATAAATCTCTAGGAACTGACTACACTAGAGAAGAATTAATGGAGTGGTTCCCAACTGCAAGAACTGTACCACAAATCAAAATCAATGGAAAAACTATTGGGGGTTACGATCAACTTGTAAACTACATTGATGAAACAGGTTATAACGGAACAGGACACACAATATAATGTTAATAGAAGCACCATATAAAGTTGGAGATACAGTTACTTTTAAACTTAACTCCGGAGAAGAAATTGTAGGTAAACTTACAGAAGAAAATGAAAAGGGTTTTAAGATTAAAACTCCTCTTACTCTTGTAATGAATGGACAAGGGTTAGGGTTACAACAGTTCTTATTTACAGGTGAGCCTGACAAAGGATACTTGTTTAAAAAAGAAAGCATAATGGTTATTACTAAAACTATTAAGCAGTTTGCAGAACTATATCAACAACAAACATCAAGCATAGTAACTGCACCACCAAATCTCAAAGTAAAGTAAAATAAATACTCGTATGCACGAGTTTACATTTATAGTTGAAGGCAAACAGGTAACTGTGGATAAATGGGAAGATGTTCCTAGCAAATTTGATCATGTAATTAAGTTTGTACCACACATACCTGAAGCCCCACATACAGAAGAACAACACGCTGAAATAGAACAATGGCCTGCTAGGTTAGAACAACTTATGGAGATTGAACGTAATGCCAGCAATAACTAGAATAGGTGATGCAGATGTACCTCACTGTTCAGGAATGACTAGAGCAGTAGGAAGTAGTACTGTATTTGCAAACGGTATAGGAATATCAAGAAAAGATGATGTTAACACAGGACATTTATTACCTGGTGTACCATGTCCTTCACATGCGGCTCCGATAACACTTGGGTCAACTACTGTTTTTATTAATGGAAAAGGTTGCGGAAGAATAGGTGATAGCATCACCGGGTGTACATCAGTTGCCGCTGGTAGTGCTAATTGTTTTGCAGGTGGTTAGGCTCTACCCCAAGCAATAGGAACATTTTTATCATCAACTACTAAATCTCTAGTATCTTTATATTGAGCAACCATTATACCTTTACCTTTGCCATCAGCAATATATTTGCAAGGTATAATTTCTCTTTCTTTGTGATATCTTTTTAAGTGGTTAGTAATAACTCCACGTGCTTTTATTCCAGCCATTATTTTCCTTGTCCTCTATAAAACTTGTGACTACGTTTTTTAGATTTGTTCATTGATGAAAACTTGCAACGTGCTTTGGAACCTGCTTGACTTGTTTTCTTAGGTTGTGAAACATGTCCTTCGTATGACTTATGTATTTTCATATTACTTTCCTAACTTTGCTTTTAAGGCCGCTCTTTTCTTTTCTAATATTGCCGCCTGTCTTATTTTTCTACCTAATGGTAATGATTGTATCATTTCGTATGTTCCGCCTTTTTTGGCTGTCCATTCTACTCTAACTGATTTACTTTTTGTGCTACCTTGGAAAGAGCGTACTGCTTTCCTATAACTCATTTCTTCTTTAGTTTCTACATTGTCTCCGTCGTAGAAAGTATATGTTCTCATTTTGGCCATTATTCTATCTCCGTTCTTACAATATGTTTTCGTAAGGCTCTAACTAGTTCTTCGATTTTATCGATAACTGATATTAGGCTTTTATCTGTAATGTATTTTTGTCGTTCACGAAGTTTGTCGTATTCCTTTAAAGGAATTGTTACAACGCTACCTTCGTTTTCATAAGTTGCGTCAACTGATCTATCATCTGTCATAACTCTCCATTGTTAATATTGAGTATTTTCTTGAGCATTAGTTATTACGTAATAGAAACAAACTAATAGATTCTGAAGAAAAGGTTGACTTTTTGGTAAAATGATAGTATAACTATATATGTAACGTTGAAGCAATTCAAACGCTATTCAGGACCCCGGGGCGGTACCGGGCGACTCCACCATAAACACATTTACCGAGTGTGCTTATGATGGGGTCGAAATAGGATCGACTGGTAGTTAATAGAGTTAGTGGAGTTATCCGGATCTAAGCACGGTTATCGCGAAGAAACTTTATAATTGCAAATGACAATTATGCGCCAGAAATGGCATTAGCAGCCTAGAGTTGCTATGAGGTAACTATACCTTATTACCCAAACTAGTTAGAAAGGGTGTCTTAGGGCACTCTTTTTTTATGAATAAATACTACTGTGATATATTCAAATAACCCAAAAATACTACAACTTGAAATAAGCAGTATGTGTAATGCATTATGCTTAGGCTGTCAGCGTGTTGATCCATCTACATACAATACAGTGCATCCAGCAATTCCTAAAAAAGATATTATAGCAGTTGATACAATATACAAACTAATGAATAGCCCTGCAATGTCTACTGTAGAAGAAATACAATTTTGCGGAACAATAGATGAACCATTGATGCATCCATATTTTACAGAAATATTAGATATAATGTATGAAACAAATCCAAGATTGGAAGTAGAAATACACACAAATGGAAGTTTACGTTCTATTGAATATTGGAAAGAACTAGCAGTTAATCTATCTAGATTTAAAAAGCATAAAGTATTATTTGGAATAGATGGACTAGTTGATACACACAGCATTTATAGACAACAAACAGATTTTGAAACTATTATTAGAAATGCATTACACTTTATAAGATCAGGTGGAAATGCAGAATGGCAATACCTTATATTTCCATGGAACAAGCACCAAGTAGAAGAAGCACGTGATATGAGTAAACGTTTAGGATTTAAACAATTTAAAACACGAAACGATAGAAGTGGAGTTAGTGAAGAAGGACTAAAAGTAATAAAAGAAATTCAAAAACATCCGGTTTCTAGTAAACAAGGAAGTGATGTAAGTAAATTTAATGGATATAAAATTGATTGTATGAATAAAACAGAAGATATGTTTCATGTATCATACGACAGTAGACTTTGGCCTTGTTGTTATTTTGGTAATGTTAGATACATGGGACCAAAGTTATATGATGAATTTAAGCAAAGAATATTTGGAGTGTATGGAGAAGATTTTAATTTACTTACTAAGCATACGGCAGAAGAAATACTAGATTCAAATTTATATACAAATGACCTAGTTGAGTCTTGGAACAATCCAATAGGGTGTGGGGGAAAAGATAAAGTAAATCGATGTGCAATGTCATGTAGTGTAAAGGCACTTGAAACAAGACCAATTGCGACAGAACATGTCGTTACAAAACATTTTTAGGGTAAAAATAATATGATGCTAACACCAACAAACGCATATGACATTTCAATTACTACTTACTGCCAGTTATTTTGTGCTGGTTGCCAACGCAATGATGAAGATAATAATTGGAGAGGTAAGTTTGAGCAACAACATATGTCCTATGAAACATTTTGTATGATTCTAGATCAGATAGATACGATGTCCGTTTCTTATATACAGTTATGTGGAGAATTAGGTGATCCTATGATGCACCCAGATATAGATAGAATATTAGAACGTATACTAAGGTCAGATTATAAGATTGTAATTAATACCAATGGAGCATTACGTAACGCAGAGTGGTATACAAAATGGGCACACGAACATAGAATTGAAATTCATTGGGGAATAGATGGATTAGATCACGAAACTAATGATAAGTATCGTAGAGGCGCAAATTTTAAAAAAGCATGGGATAATATGTATGCATGGTTTGAAAATAAAGGAAAAGGTGAATGGCATTTCATATTGTTTAGTTGGAATATACATCAAGTTCCTGAAGTAGCAAGAATTGGACAAGAAGAACTTAATTGTAAAGTTCTTTACAAAATGACACCCAGTGATAGTGGAAAAGATGGACTAACTGATGAATATTGGGATCAAGCAAAACAACTGGTAGATCAATATGCAACATAATATAGAATGTATGTCATGGGACTCTGAGCATAATATCAGACAATGGGAAATTAACATAGACAGCAAAGTATGGCCTTGTTGTATATTTGTAACTCAGGTATATCCCTATATGCAACCTGAATTAATGAATACTCCAGAATTTATGGAATTATATGCTAAAGATCCAGACTGGAATAATTTACAAAAACATACATTAGAAGAAATACAATCACATCCATTTTATACAGAGATTGTGCATCCTAAAGGATGGAACAGTAATAATCCACCAAACATATGTAAAATGTTATGTAACAAAAATGAGGCAGTTGACATGACTAAAAATACAGCTGGTCATATTGAAGAAAACAGATGATATACTTATGCAACATAATATAAAATGCATGTCATGGGCAGATGAGGATTTACCCGAGTGGCCTGCAGAACGTAGTTGGGAAATTAACATTGATGGCAAGGTCTGGCCGT